CTATGGTGCTATCTATCTCCGATAATTTAATAGGATTAATAAACTCTTCGTCCAAATCTACTTTTATAAAACTTTTTTTACTCATGATTTAGTTCTTATTAGGTAATACATATCCTTTATGAGATGCGGCCATAGTACCAGCTCCAGTATAAGACAATCTATAATAACGATAAGGTGATCCAGTTACAACAAACAGTTTAGAGCTAGTCGTTACGTTTGTAGGTGAATAACTTGTAACATCTGCATAACTTGAGTTAACAGTTACGTAATTAGTTCCATCAACTGAGCCTTGCAGGGTTACCGTACCAGCAACAGTACCACTAATTTTAGTTACAACACTTTGAAGTGTTACTGTATTATACCAACCCGAAACACCTACGGTTAAGTATGATGTACCTGTATTAGTTGTGGTATCTGAGCTTATTAACACATCGCTCGTCATTGCAGTAATGACGTGTTTATTGCTTAATCCACTAGAGAATACAGATGCGCTAGGAGTTGCAACCATTGTACCAGTTCCAGTAAACGTAACTTTATATGCTAAATAATTATTTTTAGTGTAATTAAAAATAGCTGTATTAGTTGTTTGATCTGTTAACGCTAATGTGCTAGTTGCAACTGGTAAGGCCACGTAATTAGTACCGTCTAATGATGCGCTAACTGCAATTGAACCATCTATTGTACCAGTTGATTTAGTTACAACCGCCTGAATAGATAAATTTTCGGTAACGTAATTAGTTTGAAGTGTTGCTGTTACAGCCGTGCTATTTGTCATTGTAACAGCAGATTTAGTCATTGCAGTAACGACCTGAGCGTTTGAATATCCTACTAATAGGCATAAACAAAGTATTGATAGTATTTTTTTCATTATTTCTTTTTGGTTTTAGATTTTAAATTTAGCTTTATTTGAATTTACCATTTGATTAGCAAGTGATTTAGGCAACTTTTTAATGTCTCCTTTTTTCATTCCCGAAACATCTACAATCAACTCAATCTCTATAAGTCCAGTATCAACTGGTTTTATTTCTTTTTTCTTAGCCATGTTATTTTTATTAAACCCTCACAATTAAGTGAGGGTTATTTTAATATTAAGGAGCAGCGATTAAAGCAACTTTAGCACTTGTAAAGTCACCAGTCACAAACGCTTTAGCGTGATTTGATTTAATGAAAAACGCTAATCTCATTTCAGCTAAAATGGTAACTAAATTTTTAGTAAAGTCGTCATTCTCATAACCAATGTCAAAAGTAACGTCTTCTTTAATTCTTAAATTACCTTTCGTTGAATCCATTACTAAAAATTCATCTTGTGTCATTCTTGCATTAGCTATAACACCTACTTCCATTACAGAAGTAGAACCTGGCAATGTAACAGGAAACACATAATTTCCAGTTGTATCTTTAGTTAACTTCATTGCAGCAACGTCAACAGGATGCAATACAATAACGTTTGCTAAGAAACCAGCAGGTTCGCCACTAATAACTTCTGCCGTTAAGATTTGAGTTATTGCAGCAACTAAAACATCGTAATTGTTTGGCGCTGGAATTGAAGCAGCTAAGCCAGTTGGTGCTGAAAATGCAGTTGCTTGAGTAATAACACCGTTTAAATTGTTTCCAGTTCCGTCACCAAGCATAACCTGAGAATCTTTTTTCAATTTAACAAGAGTCATTAATTCGCCATTAATCTCTCCAGCTAATCCAGAAATATCTGCTAATGCTTCTTTAGACGTTTTGATGTAAGCTGTAATTTTTCTAACATCTGCTTTTGCTTCTACAAAGTCAAAGTCAGCCTGTGTTTTAGCAGTACCCTCTGCTGTCATTCCAGCCCCACCATCAGGGTTTTTCATTTCGGCATAAGAAACAGTATTTCCGTTTGTTGGAACGGCTATAAATAAATCTGCAAAGAAAGGAGCTGAACGCGGTATAGGCGTAATACCAGCCTCGTATGAGTTTAATAACATACTTAATCCATTAGTGCCTACAGCCTCTACATTTGCAGTAGTCATAGTAGTAGCAGATTTTGCTGTTATACGCACAGATGCACCTTTTTTACTAATTAAATTATTTAAATCTTCTTTGGCAACTTGTAAGCCTTTTACAATTTGAGAGCCAAATCCTTCATTTCCTTTTTTAGACGGCTCTTCTTTCAATGATGCAATTTCACCAGCTAATTTAATAGCTTCTTGTTTTACAGCTTCAAAATCTTCTTTAGAAACCGAGTTTTCTAGTTTAGTTTTTAATGCTTCAAATTCTGTTTTAGAAATTGAATTTTCTTTTGCTTTTTCGATAGCCTCGTTAACTGCATTTTTAGCAGTCTCTTTTACTTTAGCTAACAATTCAGCATCATCCCCATCTTCTTTATACGCTGCAAATGCAACGCTTGGAAACAAACGAGAGTTAAATTTTTTTGCGTAGTGCTTAGCACCAATAAATTGTTTTTTCATTTTTATAGTTTAAAATTATCAGTTAAATATTTTATTTTATTTTTGCGAATATCCCTCGTCTTCCGCTACTTCTTTATTTGCTATTTGATTAATACGGGAATCATAATAAGCCTTATTACTAGCGTGTTCTTTATCTTTTGAGTTCATGCCTAAGATCATCTTAACATAAACCATGCGTATCGAATTTTGAAACTCAGATACTTTATTTTCAATGGCTGTTAAAACATCTTTACGAGTAATTTTATCCTTTGATATTTCAAAAATTAATGCCTCTGTTTTACCCACGTAATCTTTTCCAACTAGTGACCAATCTATTTGACGAACAAACATATTAACATCTTTTTGCCATGCGATAATTGAATCAAATTTTAATTCGTGATCTAAAGCATAAACAACTTTACCGTTTTGTTCTTTAGCTGTCTTAGTCATACTGCCATTAAAATGAACATCTTTATGACTGTCCATGTAATTAGTAGTTGATATGATAGGATAAATATGATTAGCCTTTGCTCCATAAAGACCTTTATCTACATCTTCGCATTTATCAAAGTTCAAAAAAGAGAATTGACCTTTTTCGTGAGATTTATAAACCTCTGATGTCTTTAAACTAATTAAACGATCTTCATTTTTCTTTAACTCGAAAAACAAATCTTCTTTAGTAGAAAAACTTTTGTTTGGAAATTCAATGGCCTTTATCATTTTAAAATGACAGCCTCCTCGCTAACTTGCTTATCTTTCTTAGCTTTTTCGGCTAATAATTTTTTTATTTGCTCCTTAGTTAACTCAGCCATTGTATAAAGTGATTCGTGTTTATCGAACAAACTTTATACAAATATAAAACATTTTTAATCATTTACAAACGATTACAAATAATATTTTGTATTTTTGGTAAAAAATTAATTTAAAGCATATATAATGCAAATAAGCAACATTTTTTATAGTCTTGGTGATTTGTTCAATGGAACTGGTAAACAAGCAAAAAAAACCTACTTTAATCAATCAGTCGACGTAAATATTAACAAAGGAAATGTTTATATAAATTCTTTAGTGCCAAAAAAGATTTATAACACTATTCCGCAGTTTAAAATCCCTGTTGATAAATTAGCCTCAATGTTTAGTAACGGTGTGTTTAAGCTGCAAAAAATAGGAGATGATGCGTTATTGCCATTGACGCCAGAATTATCTAAGTTATTAGAAAATCCTAACTTAATGCAAGGGCAAAATCCGTTCTTGAATCAGTACTATAGACAACTTAAAGTTTATGGTAATCAATTCATTTACAAAACGCAGCCAAGTCTATTATTAAAAGTTCCAACCTCGTTAAAAAATATAAGTCCTGCATTATTAACGCCCGTATTAACTGGTAAATATTTTGACCAAGTTGATATTAAAGGTATAGTTGAAAAGTATGAGTATAAAGAGAATGGTTCGATTAAACCATTTGAAACAACAAGCGTTTTATGGTCAAGAATAGAAGATTTAGATAATCCATTAATAGGAGTTTCTCCATTGATAGGCCTAGAATTTCCAACAAGCAATACAGAACTAGCCTATAGGTATTTGAATTGCATTAGCGGAGAACGTGGGGCGTTAGGTATATTGAGCAAGAAGCCTAATAAAGATGCAATGGGTAGTTTGCCTATAACAAGTGAAGAACAAAAAGAGGTTGAAAAAAGCTATAGAGATGCGCACGGCGTAGAAGATGGACAAATGAAAATGATACTCAGCAAATCCGAGCTATCTTACACACCTATGTCTTATCCTACCAGAGATTTATTGTTACCTGAACAAATAGATGCTAACGGAATGGTTATATTGGATGCGCTAGGTGTTAACAGAAATTTATTCAATAATTCAACTTATGAAAATCTAAAGAATGGTTTAATATCTACTCACAACGATACAATAGTGCCAGATTCAGACGGATTCGCTCAAAATTTGACTAAATTCATTGGAGTTCAGGAAGGTTATAGATTAGTATTAGACTATTCTCATTTACCGTATTTACAATCTAATAAAGTTGAAACAGCCGATACATTTAGTAAGGTTAGTGCTGCATTAAATCAATTAGTGATGTCACTAATCATTACACCTAAACAAGCAAATGAGATTTTGTTTAATCAGTTTGGAATTAAGGTTTAACTTGAGTTATAACTAACGTATCGTCGTTATGAGTTCCGTATCCTAAAAAATTACCCAATGACGATTACAGCAAGTATTATTTGACGGAGATAAAAAATCGCTACAATTATTCATATTATTATTTGTTTAAGATTTAATTATATTACTACCGCTATTGTTTTTCGTTCAACATCATCATACATAATAGTAATAAAGCAATGTTCATTTATATTATGAGTGTTGTTATTGTTTAACATTTTTAACCATTCTATAAATGTTAGTTTAGGTGTTTTCATCTGTTATTTAGATTTATTAATAATAACAATATTATCACTATACTGTGAATAGGTCGCTTCTTTAGCTTGTTTAAATGTCATTCTATAATCTCTCATAAAAATATTTATAAGATAACTTTTTGAAGGATAAAATCCAAAAATAGTACGCTTTTTATTTTCGTGAATATAATTAAGTTTAACTCTGTCTAGCATCATGGATAATTTTTTCTCTTTGGATTAATTAAATTGAACAATCTTTACAAGTAAAAATGCCAGTGGAATATTCTACTTTTTTTTCACAACACATACATTGTTTAATGTCCGCATCTTTTTCAATTACATTTAACGGAGCTTCTATCATTTGCTTTGCCCACTTGTCGCATACTGTTTTTACCTCACCGTATGAATTTGTTTCTACAATATCTTCTTTCTTAATTTTATTAGATTTTTTTCTTGCTATAAGATAAATTATAAAGCTAATTGTAATTAATAGCGATAGTGTACCTTGTATAATAAATCCGTGATTATCTATAAAGTGATAATATTCATCATAAGTGTACATCATAATTTCAAAGCGTTAATGTTTATTGGTAGTTCTTGTTTAGTTAATGTGAAGCAAAGGTTTTGTAATTGATGTAAATGTTCAATATTTATTTCAATTCCATTTAATTTAAACAGCTTCATGGCAAAATCACAAACAAAAGTAAATTCATCAATTATTATTCTGTATTTATACTTTTCTAAATCCTCAAATGCACACTGCAAAAGTATTTCAGGCGTTAGTTTTATTGGTTTAATATCATTATGATTTAAATCACCTAATGAAATATCTCTAAGATGCGTTATTGATAGCATGAATGGCTCGCTATTTAATAGATAACATTTACCAATGTGTAATTCTGTAAGGTTCATTATTTAAACGGATTATTATTTTCAATTTCTTTTATTAACAATAGTTCTAGTTTGACCTGCTTTTGGGTCAAATATACAACTATTTTTTAAACATACAAATGTGGTAGGCAGCCACGGATAAATATTACTAGACCGCTTAGGGAGTCTGGAGCGTCATCTTCTTTACACTTACCGTCTTTAGTGTACAATGCTAGTTTATTTAGAAATAGCTCATACATCTCGTTGCGCTCAGATTCATGTTTAAAATAGCAATATTCATTTATAAACACACTATCCATAACTATTCTAGTGTGTTTATTAGTAGTCGAAACCGCTGTTAATATTTGGCAATTAGGAGTTAATTTTTGTAAGTTTCTTGCAAACATAGCGCCCATATTATTAGATTCTACTCTGCAATATCTCACCTTTCTTTTATTGATAACACTAGCGCACATAGGTAAAGATATGTCTGTATTTGAATCAGTAAACACAACATCAGTTATATGTATTGCCGTACCTGTATTTGATCCTACAACCATGCTTAGGTAGTCTTTACCTTCATCGGCTACGTCAATATACGCAATCTCTGAATCATACTCTAAAGATGAATGTTTGAATGTTTTTAGATTAGATTTGCCGAACAATGCACCCTCTGAAATATCAACCCATTGACCAAGTACTTTATGCGCATAGGTTTTAGGACTTTCAAACTTCATTTTTTCGACTATCTTTATAAACGAAGGATCTAAATTACCAATGTTATCAAAATAGGTAGTGTGAATATGAAGTATATCAGGATGAGTACATATCTCTATTGGGAACCCATCTATGTATTCAATCTTAGTATGATTAGTGAACCATTTTTTATAAATGAAATGATCCTTTGAACTAGGATTCATCAACATATGCACCCTATTTTGAGCTCCTTTAGTTCGTATTGATAAGTCTATTGTATCAAATGTATCTTCATCTATTAATTCCTCTGCCTCGTCAAGCACCCAACAAGTAATGCCATTGATTGATTTAAGGTTTGCTGTTTGATCTCCTGAACTTGTTTTAATTCCACGAAATAATATCTTTGAATTTGTTCGCTTATTTGTAATATCAGTTTTGTTAATATCAAAAGCATTATTGCATTCTAATAAATTAATCTTTTCGTTAAACTCTGGAATGATAGATATTTCGGCACTCGTCATTGTATAACGAGTAAACAATATCATTTGCAATTGTTCATATGTTAACTCACACAAAAAAGTTGATTCACCAAATGATTTACCGCTGCCCCTACCGCCAGTTAACAGAACATAGCGTTTATCTGAATAGTAAATAGGCTTATACTTAGGATTCTTTACTATCATTTGCCCATGTTGATATAGGTATATTTAAAGGCTTTTCATCGGTGGTAATATCCAATTTTTTAGGTAAAACAAAGTCCATTAATTTAACCATTATTTTAGCCCATTCTCTAGGCTCTTTCTCTTTTAGATTGCCCATTACTTCGTTAAAGTTAACAGATTGCTCGTCAATAGCGTTTAATATAAGCTCCTTAGCTTTTATAGTAGTCTTACTTAATGCGCCTTTTGGTTTACCGCCCTTATGTCCCTTTTCAAATTGACCCTTAGCCATATCGCACCATTTTTTTTGGTTAAAACAAAGATACGAAAAAATATTTAAAAATTAATCTCATTGATTTACAATAAGTTACATATATATACAAAAATATATACAAAAATATATACGTTGTATTGAAATTAGTTGTATATTTGTATCAGATTAGCAATGTCGCTAATCATTAAAACTCTGACAAATGAAAGCAACTACAACAATCAAAACGACAAACAATGTTACAGTAACTACTTATAACTTTAACACTATTAAAGAAGCTATGGCAATGGCTCAACATCAATTTAATTTTCCTTTCTGTAGCCCTTTAACGGAAGATTTAGAAAGATTAGATATTTATGTTAATGTTAATAAAACTGGAAAAAATGTATTTTACAAATTTAAAGTAAAATAAACCACCTTAACAGGTCAGAGGGTTAAGCCTCGCCAACGCTCCCACATCGTAAATGATTGGGAGTTTTGAGGTAAAAACAATAACATAATATGAAAGATAAACCAAAGGGATACTATGTCCGAATGCTAAAATAGCTAGTTACATTTTAAAACTTGGAAAATAAACCAATTAAAAAAATATCAGAAATACATCTCAAAATACTGTTAAGAGATACAAATGAAAAAATACAAAAAGAAACTGGTATCATAAATTTTAATAATTTAATGGCCCGCAGAAACTTATTAATATCCTACGCATCAGAAAACTATCCTCACATCAACTGGACTGATCCAAAATCATACAATGACACTGAAAGGCAGTCAATAATTAAACACAGAGAAATCTGTAACAACTAAATAATATGAAAAAAGAGTTCACAAAAGAAGAAATGAATGAAAATTCAGGATGCTATAAAGAAGTATCTGGTAAATTAGATAACTGTTCGTTTATGAAATTACCAACCATTAACATTGCAGACATTTTAAATTCAGAAATTCCATTAAAAGACAAAGGGTGGTTTTTAGCAAAAAAGACAGATTTAACTATTGAACAAAAAAAAGAATTAGCTTTATTATTTGCAAAATCCGTTGTTGAAATTTACAATAAAAAATATCCAAATGATAAACGAGTTAGCGAGTGTATCGAGTTTATTGAATTATTTAATTCTGGTAAAATAACTATAGAAGACTTACAAATAAAGAGATATGATTATGCTGCTGCTTATGCTGCTGATGCTGCTTATGCTGCTGATACTGCTGCTGCTGCTGCTGCTGCTGCTTATGCTACTGCTGATGCAGCTGCTGCTGCTTATGCATCAGCATCAGCTGCTTATGCTGCTGATGCTGCTTATGCTGCTGAGTAATGATTGATTTCGTAAATAACAACTAAAACCACATGGAAACATTAAAAGACAAAACACCCCAAGAAATCCTAAACATCATAAAAGTCATAGTGTTAACCTTTGATAACATTGAGGATATAGATGAAAATTATGGATTAGATTTTATTATTATAGAATACGGAAAGCAATTTTTAATAAAATACACATGGGCACTGGGAGCTTATAAAAATATTGAGCCTAATCCAATTTATAGAGTAGAAAAATTATTAATGAATGAAGATAATTTCTTTATAAACAAAAATTCGCCCATAAAAGATTTAGTGAAAGAGGTTAGGGAAGCAATAAATAAAGTTTTATTAAATGCTTTCGATCCTGAAATAGAAGATTAATTTTAAAATATATAATATGGAAACCACGCCGATAAGCAAATCAGAGCATCTAAAGCCTCACCATTTAAATCATTTAAACGAGTGGAATGATACGAGTAAAGGAATGAAGTTTAATCAAGAATTGT